CTTTTTCCATCTTATCGCAGTATTTGTGAAAGCACCTAACGATATTCAAGGCATAGAACTCTCCATTTTCAATATATTCAGGATGTAGTACGATGGCTATTTGCGTATCTGTAACTGTTCTATCATAATACATCATCCTATAGTCTTCTACAGCATCAGCTATTGTGAGTTCGAAAGAAGGTGTATTTTTAATAGATAATAGCTCTGATAATATTGGTACAAGGAATTGATATCGGCTCACCAGTATATCTATATTCATTGTATCTTCAATAATATAGATAGATTCAAGGGCTTGTTTGACTCTTAAATAATTCATATAAATGTGATTAATGTTTTATTTTACTCGTCTATTATTTCTGTAATGGGCTTCCAGCATAGCTGGCAGAGGGTTCGGAGGTCGATAAATGCTGTTTTGTAGCGGCAGGCCTCGCAGTCTCCGGTAATTCTAAAACCAATTCTTGCACCTTTAAGGCATCTGAATGGGCACAGTCGGATAGTTTAGATTCAAGCATACGGACACGCTCCTCGAGGTGACCGTTTTCCCTAATCAAAGCTTTATTTTCTTCGTCTTTATCTTTATACATCTTATATATAAAGGATTCTTCAACAGGTAAAGCCGGTTGAGTGATTTGTGTAGTAGATACTGGAGTAGTGTGTGCTTGCTCATTGCGAAACATTGATCCTTTACCAGTAAGTAGCCAATTCATATCTACCTCTGAAAACATGTTTGCAATATTGATTAATATATCAGAGCTAGCTTCTGGGAATTCTCCATTTCTCTTGTCTATATTGAATATTCTATTAATCTTCTGAGAACTACTTAATTGTATTATCTCACTGAACTTCTTGACACTACCATTTGCATAGTGCTCAATAAGCCCTTTTATCCGCAAGTTAAGCGGTGGAAGTTCATTCATTGAAAGAATGTTTTCATTTTCTTGCATAATAATTTGTTTAATTGAAAACATGTTTGTAGATTTGCATCGTGATACCATTACACGCAGTGAAATCGGTTTACATCGTCCAAAGATAAGAATTAAACTCTAAATAATAATAAGTATGGAAAAGGTTTTAGAACACGCTTCTGAAATGATTGATAAGCTAACAAACGTAAAAAAGTAGATATATGCAAAGAATTGACTGGGAAGACCCCAAAAAGAAAGGTGAGGCTTATGCCTATTTGGCAAAAGTGTTCGGTGTGAAAAAATCGGCTGTCAGCCTGGCCATGAGTTTTAAACGCAACAGCCTAAAGGCTGCACAAATGAGAAGTGTCGCTATTTGCGAACTAGGTGCAAAGTTGCTGAGTGATTCCGGATCGGAGGTTAGATCAACTAAGATACTGGACTCCAAAGGTAATGTGGTAAAAGTAGTAACTTTTAAATAGTACATATTATGATTTACTGGAAAGAAGAGTGCAAGAAATTGGCATCTGCCAACGCCAAGGTGGTAGTGGTAGATGGGTACGATCAAGAGGGTGTTCCCCAATTTGTGATTTTTGACGTGTGGTCTGCCATTGGTAGCAAAAGTGGCCGTAATTCATATTGGAATGTGTTGATCGGTGCTGAATTGAGCGATGGTTGCTGCTGTGTGACATATCCCCATATCCTTGCCTACAATGACGGCAAAAAGGTAGAGGTCGAAAAGTTGGAACAGTACCACCCCGCATGGAAACTCAGTGAGGAAGGCGAGCGAAAACTTGAACTAGCACGCAGTATAACAATGACGGTAATCAGAAGTGAATTTACCCAAATTCCGTCCGTGGATATTTTCCCGATGAGCGATCAGGAACGTGAGATATTAAAAGATCGGTTTTTAAATAAAATGTAAAATCATGAAAACATTACGTTGGATTCAGAATGTAGCAGCCGTAGTAGCAATGTTTATGGCATTGTACCTGGCTGATGGTATTGAGGTAAGTCGCAAGGATGCGTTATCCGCATCGGTAATGGTATTGTTGGCAGTATTGATGCTGCTTAGCAGAGCTTGGGATGAAGAAAGGAGGGCCGAGTAATGAAGCTAACCAGGCTATTTATTATCATATTCTTGCCTCATTTGGCGATATGGATGCAAACAAGAGTTATAAAACAGTTTAGACGGGATATCTCTCAGATCAAAGAATATGGAATTTGCATGAAGTAACAAAAGGAGCAAGCTAAGACCTTTCCGGTTTTCAGGATACAGTTTTCAATAGGATTATTTAAGGTATGGAAAGTGGCTTACTATCTCGGGTCGGAGCCGGGACTTGCACTCAATATAAATATTAACCGATATGGAATATTACAATGGAATATTATGCATCTCTCATGATGACCTGACGCGCAACGATGCCCCCGAAGGAAAACCGAGCGATGCTATAATGGGCGAAAGCAACTACAAGAAACTGGCGTCGGGAAAGAAATGCAAAGAGAAGATCAATGTAGTTCGACCGGGAAAAGGGGCTAATGCTTACGCACTCGTCGAAGTTGCCAGCATTCCATCCCGCTTCCTGCAACTCGTGAATCAAAAATACCCTAATCAAGGAATTAATATGATACTACGCAAATGGTTTGACGAACATTACTACCCGGACACAGAAGCGCGGGAAGTGTACAGCTCGTTCCGTTTCGACAACGGAAAACCCATCCCCCCCGAGAAACAAGTAGAATACGTGACCAACGCCAGTGTGCTGGGTGCGGTTATCTCCCTGTTCAATGATCGTAAAATAATGAAAAAGGCAATGGGCGGTCGTGTGAGGTGGGATGAGATGGCAGAAGCCGTTGCTTACTACCAAGAGAAATACGGGCACACTCTACCCGGTAATCCGGCACGATTCAAAGAAAAAGTACAGCAGTTTCAGAGTGGCGGATACGGTGCGCTGATCAGTAAGAAGTTTCGTAACCAGAATACCCGTAAGGTATCTGTTCAGATCGAAAAACTGATACTCTCTATTGCCGCACAGCCTACGAATCCGTACAACAATACAATTCACGAATTATTCACCCAATTTATGAGTGGCGAGATTGATATCTGCGATCCGCAGACAGGTGAACTCTTCGATCGAAAGGATTTCTTCGACAAGAAAGGAAAACCTCTGGAACTAAGCGAAGCCACTATCTGGAATTACGTAAACAACCCCAAGAATCAAATTCTTTTGGGCAAACTACGCAATACGCAGTGGGATTTTAATAATAAATATACTCCGCACCACAATCGGCACAGCCCATTCTTCTCGTTCAGTAAAATATCACTGGACGACCGCGATCTTCCACGCAAAGCACACGGAGGACAACGCCCAAAGGCTTATTACGTATACGACGTGACCAGTGGATGTGTGATCGGTTATGCTCATAGTCGCACCAAAGACGTAGATTTATTCATTGATTGCGTCCGCAACATGTTTCGCACCATTGAACGTAACGGTTGGTGCATGCCTGCACAGGCAGAGGTGGAGCATCATTTGGTGAACAACTTCGCTGACGGGCTCATGAAAGCCGGTGTTGTTTTCCCGTTCGTTCGTTGGTGTAACCCCGGAAACTCACAGGAAAAGAGAGCCGAGCACGGGAACCGTGCCAAAAAGTACGGTGTAGAGAAAAACAATCATGTAGGTATTGGTCGGTGGTATAATAAAAAGGAGGTGAATCGCCCCAAGATCGATAAAGAGTACGATGAGCTGAATAATACCTATAAAGAAAAGACATTCAGCTATGAAGAATTAGTAGCCGATGATATCAGGGATATTTATGAGTACAACAATGAAAATCATCCGAACAATAAGTTGTATCCGAACATGACCCGATGGCAGGTATTGTGCGACAATATGAACCCCGATCTACGGCCGATGGACAAAGCCATCCTGTATCGATTCATCGGTGAACATACGCAAACAACCATTCGCCGAACGCAGTACATGCAGGTGGCAAACAGGAAGTTTGCTCTATCCTCTCCGAACGTAGTAGAGGCGTTGGCGTCCAACGATTATAAAGTAGACGCCTATTACCTACCCGATGAAGAGGGTAACATTGATGAAGTGTACATCTATCAGGGAGATTCATATATAGATACATGCAAGCCGCTAGGCTCCTATAATGAAGCTACCTGCGAGCAGACCGATGAGGATGTAACGGAGTATATCGAGCAATCGAAGTACGTTTCCCAATTCCGCAAGATGGTAAAGGATGAAAAGATACAGAAGGTGGTCATCATCCCAAGAGAGGAAAAAGAAGCGTTAGAATCCGTAGAAGCCAAAGCGGTGATGATACCTGCTCCTGTGGAACACGAAGAGGAAGAGGGCGCGGAAGAATACAACCCCTTCCTAAACTCCGACTATATGAAAAGCTACGCTCGCGCAGCATTGTAAAAATTAGATTCAAACAACAATTAAATACTATTATAATGGAACTTGGAATTAAAACTAGAAATCGCATCCTGGATGCTATCAAAGAAGATCGTAAGAACTATCCCAGTAACAACAAACATGCTATTGCATTAGGTATCAATACCAGTGTATACGGGTATATTGATTCGGGAGCCACAGAGGGAAAGATAAGCGATGCCTTGTTGCTGAGCGTATCCCGTAGGTTGGGTGTGTCTATCCGTCGCGAAACCCCTTGGAAAGTAGCCGAAACCCCTGTATTTGTTTACATCACCGAACAGTTGGAGTTATGCCAGCGAAGCAGCTTAAGCGGATTGTTATGCGACATTCCTAATATCGGGAAGACCTTCACTGCCAAGGTGTATGTAAAAAACCACCCTAATTCCATATACGTGGATTGCGGACAGGTGAAAACTAAGATGCGCATGATCCGATTTATAGCCAAGGAATTCGGACTCAACAGTAATGGCCGGTATGCCGATGTGTACGATGATCTGGTGTATTACCTCAGAAGCATCGAAAGTCCAATGATCATTCTGGACGAAGCAGGAGATATGAACGCTGAAACTTTTCTGGAACTCAAAGCCCTATGGAACGCTACCGACCGCACCTGCGGATGGTATATGATGGGAGCCAACGGGTTGAAAGCTAAGATTCAGAGAAACCGTAACTGTGATACACTTGGTTACGAAGAGATGTTCAGCCGATACGGTGACAACTACAACCGGGTGACTCCTGAAGATGAAAAAACTCGTGCCCTATTCTTGAAGGCACAGGCCACTATTGTAGCCAAAGTAAATGCCCCCAAGGGAGCCAATATTAATCAGATCGTAACACTGAGCGATGGTAAGCTTCGCCGCGTGTACACTGAAATTGAAAAACTATCAGTGGAGGAATAAACATGGAAGAAACAACAAAGAAGCCCCGCAAAAAAAGTATCAAGCGCGCCTACTCACCCAGCGAGTTGATGCGCATAAAACGTCCGGGGATGGATTTTACGGGCGAATGGAAAGAGGCTTTCGGTTGCCCGGCTTCCACAGGACTTTGGTGTATCTGGGGGAATAGTGCCAACGGTAAAAGCTCATTCGTGATGCAGCTAGCCAAATATCTCTGCCGATTCGGAAAGGTGTTTTACAATAGTGTGGAGGAAGGGAAAGAGGCTTCGTTTATCAACAACATCGCACGCAACAATATGCAGGAAGTCGATGGCAGGTTTCGCACCGCAACTCTTTCTATGGAAGAGCTGGATGAACGAATGAGCGACCCCCGAAAAGAAGATATCTATATTATTGATAGTTTCCAGGCTGCCGGATACACTGTAAAAGGAGCTACAGGATTCCGTCCATTGGTAGAGAGACATCCCGACAAACTGATCATATTCGTTAGTCGCGCTGATGGAAGTAAGCCACAGGGGAAACCTGCTATCACTTGTCTTTATGATGCTGGCATGAAAATATTTGTCGAGTGTTTCCGGGCTAAATGTATGGGACGCTTTAATCCCGATGGTGCATCCTTTGTGATCTGGGAAGAGGGAGCGGCCAAGTATGGAGAACAGTAATTTATAGCAATATCTACGTAATAAAGTATTCACGTATAATATCAATCGAAAGGAGAAAATAAGATGAGAACAACCAACCCACATTCCATTGAAAAGAAAATGATAGGACGTTTACACGCTCTATACGCGAGAAAAGGTATCTCTAACGAGCAAAAAGAAGCCATGTTGCTTGATCTTACCGATGGGCGCACCTCTCATACCAATGAATTAAGCTATAAAGAGGCTATTTATCTTTGGGGCTATCTGAATGGTCATTCGGATTCATTGAAGCCTTCTACGGGCAACGAATTAATGAAACGTCGCCGTTCCGGATGCCTAAAAACGATGCAAAAGATAGGGGTCGATACAACGGATTGGAAGCGGATCAATGCTTACTGCATGCAACCGACTATTGCCGGAAAACCTTTTTCCGATATCTCTTTTGAAGAGTTGGTGAACTTGCGTGAGAAGTTGGAAAGTATTTTAAAAAAGAACAGGGAATATGGCACTGAGCAATAACAATTTATCCTTGCGCAAGCTCGAGACAAAGCGTATTAGCGAGCGTATGTCAGAAACAGCCAAGCGAATTGACGCTATTACCGACATTCTGTACAACGGTTCTGCTCATATCCCTGCTTCCGAGTATGACGATCTGCTCGCTGAATACCACACTGCTCTTCGTAGATACGAGTTGGATGAGATGTATCTGGAGCAACTCAATTCGAGGGCGAACCTCACCGAAGAAGAGAGGAAACGCACTAATAAAAAGGATTACAAAGGAAATTATAAGTATTAAAAATCAACAGATAGAAAAGGAGCATTTATGAAAACAATAATCACAGTAGAAAAAGTGTCTAATGGCTTTATAGTATCCGGAGAAGAAACAGGAGTAAAGAAGGTTACAGTAAGTGAAGAAGCTGCTTCCAAAATGCTAGCAAACGACTTTGTTCCTTTGTTTGAGAATATGAAAGATGGTGATGTGAGAACCGTTGAAATTAAAGTGAAGTAAAACATTTAAATCAATTTAGAAAGGAATATTATGGGATATGATTTAATACCAGTTAAAAAAGAAGCTGGGAGTCCGAGCGGTATGATAAGCACATGGCCAATGATACTTAACGAAACTGGAGCCGGGTATCTTTTTGGATATGGTGATAATACTGTGAAACCAGGTTTCTATATATACAATGGCAAAAGAGGGCCGGGAAGTCCGGTTAGTAATGATGGCTTCAAGGTATCTGCTTCGGAAGCAAAAGCAATGGCAAAGTTATTTAGGGGATATGCACATGTAAAAAGAGCTATTCGCGAAGAAGGAGAAATACTTAATAGTGAGGAAAGGGCTATATACTCTAAATTCAAATGGTACAAAGAACCACCATCTGAAGAGTTTATCAAGAAAGTCGAGGAACTCGCTGAGTTTTGTGAGAAAAGTGGCGGATTTAGAATAACGTAATTCTAAATAGAATTGAATCTATTGTTGTGGAAGATAATTAATGAACATGAATGTAATGAACGGAGAACATATAATACCGCCAATTACTGACCCATTGGGGCAGAGTTGGCAACAACCTAACAGAAGGTTTATCGAATTAGATGATACCCATGCTCTTATGAGTGAGCAGACTTTTAAAGGTCTGAAAGAGTATTCCACTACAATACCCTCCGGAATATATGACGGTAAAATGTGGAAAGGGTTTGCGAATGGTGAATGGTATCTTGTATGGTTTGCTCCTGATGAGAACCCAGACAAAGCCCGTATAGAGAAAAGAAAAATATTAATAGCGTAAAACAAATAAAAATATGAATGAAGTAACAGAATATGCACGTGCCCACGGAAAGCAGGTAAAACTTAATGAAACTATAAATGAACAAGTTCGAAATAAACTATCACCATTTACGAATATCATTGCTCTTATTGAAAGATATGAAAATACCATGAATGGTGAAGAACGGCGACTGATAGTAGAACAAATTTTAAAATCAAAATCTATTTTACGACAATCAGTTAGTGATTTGGTGAAAATTAAATAACCATTAATAATAAATAAACCATTTAAAAACAAGATTTATGGCAAAGAGAGTAAAAAAAACGGTGATTACCGGGGTAAGCAGCGAACAGGTGGAAGCAGCGTTGAGCGAGTTTGTTCAAGCTGATTCGAGTATTCAAAAGATCACGGCTGAGATGGAGTTGAAAATTACGGCCATCCGTGACAATGAGGCCACAAGATTAGCTCAGTTACAGCAGCAAAAGGATGGTGCTGTAGAGGTACTACAGGCTTTTGCTACAGAAAACAAAGAGACGTTGTTTTCTAAGACAAAGAGCTACAAGAGTGCTCACGGTGTATTCGGGTTCCGCACAGGCACTCCGAAACTGAAGCAATTAAAAGGGTTTACCAAAGAGTCGGTACTAACATTAGTTAAGACACTGCTTCCTGATTACATCCGTACCAGTGAAGAGGTGGCTAAGGATCGTTTATTAGCAGATCGCTCCGACGAAGGTATGGAAGAGAAGCTTAAGAAGTGCGGTATGCAAGTGGTGCAGGATGAAACGTTTTACGTAGAGCCAAAAAAGGAGAATGAACAGTCAGCCTAAATACACGTACCGCCCAAAGGGTTCTCTTTGGGCGGTTTACCACATGACGTATCAAGGTACGGTCGGTGTTGGTACCAAGGTGTTTGACTCTCCCGAGAGGGAGGAAGCGAGAAAAGAGTGTTATCGGTTAAATGGATGGAATTATAAAGGGAGTAAGAATGACAAATAAAAAGAAAATAGAGCTGGTTCTGACATATGATGTTCCCCAGTTGATACATTTGCAAGAGATGACCGTTAGGGAGTTAAGAAAGCAGAATCTGCCACCAACCGTTACAGTTATGCAGGAAGATATTCTACGGGTATTGAAAGCGGTCGGTCAGATGGAGCTTATTGATGTAGGTGTTAGTTAAACAATAAATAAAAGAAAGCAATGGATAAACAAACCATCATTAACAAGATTCAGAAGCTGATCCGCTTACGCGATGGAGCCCGGGCGGTAGGTTCCGAAGGTGAAGCCAATGCAGCGGCCGCTGCCATTCAACGGCTTATCACCGAATATAACATGAGCTTGTCCGAAATCGAAGGCACACCGGAAGCCGAAGAAGAAAGTTGTATTGGTCGGTCAAACAACTATCATACCGCAGATAACTACCGCAGCGGTTGGAAACGTCATCTGCTTTACGCCATCTGTGAATATTATTATTGCAAAGCGTATATGCTGAGCGGAACACCCCGATGTGTGGTATACGGCACAGAGATGAATCGCATGGCAGTAGAGTATGCCTTTAACTTTCTTGAAGCTGCATTCACTCACCTGTCGGTTATCCGCTTTAAAGAGGCACACGTAACCTGCCGTATTCCTACCCGTCACCGTGATATTTGGTTGGCCTCTTATCTACTTGGTTGCTCATCCGGTATCCATGAGAAGCTAATGAGTGAGAAAACCGAGCAGGTAACGGGGCTGATGATAAGCCACGGGGCAATGATTGACAAGTATATGGCACAGGAACAGGGAAGCACAGGAAGTTGGAGCTCATCTTCCAATCGCGGACTCAATGACCGGGTATTCGGAATGGGATACCGCGACGGACAAAAACAGAATATTGCGAAGGCAATCAAATAATCATTTTATCAACAATCAAAAACTTTACAATTATGTCAACAACAAATTTACACAACTGGTTTCAAGGTAAAATCCGTTATGAAAAAGTAAACGAAGCCGGAATGAATGTTAAGGTAACAGAGCCTTATTTGGTCGATGCCCTTAGTTTTACTGAAGCAGAAGCCCGGTTAATTGAAGAGATGTCTCCTTACATCACCGGTGAGTTTACCGTGTCGGATATCGCACGGGCCAATTACAGCGAGCTTTTTGCAAGCGACGAGGAATCGGCAGACCGCTGGTTTAAATGCAAACTCATCTACATTACATTGGATGAAAAGAGTGGCGCAGAGAAACGAAGTAGCGTGAATGTACTGGTACAAGCAGCCGACCTACGCGATGCAGTGAAGAAGCTTGATGAAGGTATGGCAGGCACTATGGCCGATTATCAAATCGCTTCAATAGCAGAAACGGCAATTATGGATGTATATCCGTATACAGGAAAGTCGGATGATAAACCAACGCCCGAAGCATAATGAGTAAGAAACAACAGGCGCTGATTTTGTCAGCGCCTCTCTTCGGAGACGTACATCCTAAAGAGCAGCATGAATTCAACGGGTTTCCATGTTCGGGCTGTCAAGGCAATGGTTGGCATTGGAAAGAAGATAAATGGGGAGATCGGATAAAAGAGCCCTGTCCCGTTTGTGGTGGTACCAGAAAATTGAAAGCAGTGGTTACCATTGAATGGAAAGCAGATAGCTAACTATGCAACGCCCACCTGTTAACTACATCGTCCAAATTGGCGATAGCTACCTATCCGAACTGATATACTACTGACTGTATTGCGATAAACCTTGTTCCTTACTCATACAATCTCCGAAAACGGAAGGAGTTACAGCGGTTAAGTTGGTCGTGGATAGTGATCGCTCGGCAGAGTTCCTGCTAAGAGTAAAAGAGAAAACAGGGGCAAGGCTGTATAAAGCAGATAAATAACTTTTAAAACACTCAAAGTCATATTAGCCGTATCCTATGCTGTCCGTGAGGCAAAGCCAAGAAAGGACTATATAAATCATTTCCGCCAAAGCAAACCACTCGAAGGCATATACTTTACATCGTTTGCCAGGGAAACACTTGAAAGGAGAAGCAGACGCAAGTCTGAACACTATGCGGCCGTTTATGACGCTATAATCAATCACATCGACCGATTTTCCGAGTTATACAACTGTGATATCTACACGAACTCAATTACCGAAGAGTTTTTGGATGATTTCATTATTTACTTGGAAGATCGGGGATTGATGCACAACACCATTGTAGGATATATACAGAAAATCCAATCATTGGTTAGACGCGCCGGCCAATACAATTATGCAGTAGATACAACATACAACGAGGTGGATTTAGAGGAAGAGCCGACCTTTGCCGTCTTTCTTTCAATGAACGAGATCACAAGAATCTATTATTATAAATTCGAGCATCAAGATAAGAGAAAAGCCAAAGAGCGCATCCGCGACCTTTTTGTTATCGGCTGTCTTACCGCACTTCGTTATTCCGACTACTCAACTTTAACAAATCAAAACCTGATTGGTGAATACATCGTAAAACGTACCAAAAAGACAAACGTGGATGTGAAAGTCCCCATTCACGACTACGTCAAAGAGATATTTGAAAAATACGGAGGACATATTCCCTGCCAATTATGCATTCAGCATTTCAACAAATACCTGAAATTGGTTATGCGAGAAGTGGGATTGACAGATAAAATCACCTATTCGTACACCAAAGGTGGCAAGCTTATTACCAACACCCGCGAAAAATGGGAACTGATAAGCAGTCATACTGCCCGCCGATCGGCAGCCACTAATATGTATTTGGCCGGAAGAATGAAAACTCTTGAAATCATGCGGTTAACCGGACATCGAAGTGAGCAGAACTTTTTCCGCTACATCCGACTAACCAATGATGATACTGCACGTTCAATCTCAGGAGATATGTTTTTCAGAAAATAATAACAGAGTGTCTTCCTGTTCTAGGAAGGTTGCTTGTATATAAAAGAATAAATTATGAAATAATATTATGATTGAAAAAATTGGTAGGATCATGTTTGCAGTCGGATTAATTGTGCTTATGGCAGTGATAGCAATAGGAGCTTTTGGTTTGTCTGTTAAGTTTGGAATTGCTGTTTTGGCTATAGAATTAATCTTTCTGGGGTACGTATTATCGCGACCGGATAAGGATTAAATAAATTGAAATTAAGCATCGGAATCGACGTAAGATATATGTATCCTACGTCGATTTTTGTTTAATAGTGGTGTGAAGTGTCATTTTTTTATCTAAAATTATTCTTGCTCAAGGTTTTCTTTGTAATTTTGTGATAATCCCAAACCACAGTATTGATAAATTATGGCCAATCAGCTATACCTTTTTGAAGACAATCGGCAAGAGTATCCCAACGGACTCTCGCAAGAGCAGCAGGCAAAGCGTAAGCGCGTTGCCACGATGCCACTTAAAAGGAAAGCAATGAACCGTAAAGAGAGACTGGATATACGTGATCGGATGATTGTGGCCCGTCTCTACTATTGGCGCGAGATAGTACGCAAGCGATTGGATGATGTACTTGTCACCCTTTCGGATGAAGAGTTCTGTGTGGAAGAAAGAACCATAAATAACGCCTGGGCAAAGCAGGCTGATTATTTCGAGGAACTTTGTCGCAATCGTACTACCGCACGGCAATTACAAAAAATGTATCCCAGTTGGCGGTTCTGATTACTCTATCCTAACCATAAAGAAAGCAGTATACAAACAATTATATACTTTTAGTCCATCCGGCCGTTTTTCATCTTTCACGCTCACACGGCTGAACGCTTTTATACAATCTTCTGTTCGCCATCCTTGTAGAGTACTATGAATACTTTCGAGTACATCGAAGCGTTCGTTAGCCTTTTGACGTACAATTACAGGGGATTTGGTGTTGAACGAGGCGCAATCATTAAAAGCGACCTTTAGGTTAAATCGTAACTCTATGCGTTGCGGGG